CACCACGAGATGCGCTGATAATACCAAGAACTTGGCTAAGTCCTGTGCCAAAGAAGCTTACAGGGAAGCACTTGATGGCGTACTTTGTGCCGTCTTTTGCAACGAATGGCTTGATTTGGTTAAGCTGATTCATGATTGTGTTAAGACGGGTAAGTTCATGGTCTTTAGCGGACAATGTGCGCTGTGCTTCAATAAATGCACTATTCGTAAGGAGACTTTGAAGAGACTCAAGGTGTTGTTGATCACGGGCAACTTGTGCGTTTGCTACTGCTTCTTGTAGTTGTTGTTCGAATGTTAGAGTGTTAGTATTTTTCATAAATTAAAGTTCCTTTTTGATTGTTGTGTAGCTTGGCATTTCTGCAACGTTTATGGGATTGGCCGGATGTACTAATTAATGCCGCGTTGGTGCTAGCATTTCTGCGATTTCGAGGTCTGTGTAGCCAGCCTCTGTCAAAGTAAGCATTGCATTTTTGCGGACAAGACCCAAGTTTACGATAGACTCAACTAGGTCTGCCTTGGAGTTATTGACTAACTCTTCTGCCATTGGAACCAATGAGCTTGTGCCAATTGCTAGTGCGTTTGTGCCGTGGTCTACTACTGCCAATGAATTATCTGCGGCGTTACCGATACGGTCATAAGTTTTTCCTAATACGCCTGGTTTACGGGTTCGTGTTTGTAACATTGTGTGAATCTCCAAATTTGATGTGTAGATTTAACGTCGTTGCGGACGTCTTGGGTTGCTTACGCGACTAGATCGAGGATACGTTGAGCTTGTTTGGTGTTATAACCCAATGCTTTAAGGTCTGACATAGTTGGGTTTGTAAGACGAGTTCGTGTAGCTGTTGAGCGACGACCAACTGGACGATTGTTTTTGATGCCGATTGAGCCGATTACTTTGTAGGTTTGCATTGCTAAGTCCTTATTTTGTGGTAGGTTAGTGTACTAGACACAACATGAGCTGATTAAACTAATTCCTCCTTGTATAGGTTGAAATAGTGATTGATATGTGCAACTATGTGGTGGAAGCCACACTCGGTTAAGACTACAATGTCTTGGGCCTGTATGAGTTTGATTACGTATTTGGGCATTCTGGCTCCTTGTAAATGTTTTTGAGACGTGTTGACTCTAGCATTACTGCTAGCTCAATTATGATGTGTTTGATTGCCTTCACACTGCTAAAGCCCGAACTCGTGTGGATTCGGTATTGCTTTGGAGCGTATGCCACTACATATAACTCAACACCACGCATGAATTGTGATATTGATGTTACTTTTAGGGCTGGTGTGCCTGCTTCATATACATGTATACCTGGGAATTCAGTAACTCCCTCCATGCGAATATACTCGATAATACGTGTGTCACTTAGGTCTTTGGTAATGCGCTTTGCGATTTTTGTTAAATCTTTGGTCATTGTTAAATCCTTATGGTTTGGTGTGGGTAGGCGCTTGTGGTTGGGCGCGGACGGCTGTAGATAATATGGATGTACTAAAATATAAATAAATTAGAACAACAATAGACCGTAAAAGGTTATGAACTAATACACTGTATAAATAATAAACAACTAGTGATGAAATAGTGACCACTAAAGTTGTATAAAATTTATACAGGTAGTTGTACAGATAATAGGCATTGTTGAGTGAGTGTTGAGGAATTTAGGTAAAATTCTTGAATTTGTCTTAAGGTTTGGTTAAGGTTGAGGTCATTCTGGTTGGTGGCTTGCTTAGTTGGGTGGTGGGTTCATTGAAATCCAACAACAGCGAGACACTGCTACGCGAAGAGTTGTTTGGTTAAGATTAGATTAAGCAAATAATTTCGTAAAAGCTTCCCCAATGCTTAATATATACTATATAGACAGTCTGAATTGTTTGACAAAATTACTACCATGATGTTTTTGGATGGTGGTAATTACTACATTGTACAATCTAGTGGTATTAATATGTACATATTTAAGCTAAGTTAAAGCTAGATGGTGGCAAAATTATGAATATTTGGCTGAAGGAGTAGTAAATGACTGACAATGAAACTGTTAGAGTAGCAGTCACTAAGGATTTGACCAAGAGGTTGAAGATGCTTAGTAACATTCGTGGTAATAAAGAGACACAGAGTGCACTCATAGGAAACTTGGTAGACACAGAGTTAAAACGATTGGGCTACACATATAAAAGGTACATAAATGAACATAATAAGTAAGTACTACATTGGAGAACCGGAATGGATTAGTCCGCATAATGTGAAGATTGATGAGAAGATAGCAGGGTTTAATCCCGCCAAAGATCCTGCAGGATATGGTGCACTTAAGGATACCATTGAACGAGATGGCCAAACAAATCCGGTGCTGATGCGAGGAGATTTATTAGGTGATGGAAGAAATAGACTTCAGATTGCACAAGAATTGGGTAGAAAATTGTTAATTCAACATGTTGACCCAAGTACTCCTGATGATGTGTACATACGTTTATGTAACAGCAACATATTTGGTGTGAGAAATCCAACACCAACACAGATGGCAATCAAAGCATACAAGCTAGTTAAGCAATTTGGGTACACTGATGTTATGGCAGTTAGAATAACTGGGTTAAAAGACCCAAAAGCAATTGGGTATGTGCGATACATTGCCGATACTAGACATGCTAAAGTGATTGAACACTTAGAAGCAGAGGGTGGAAAGGCTGAGATTAAATCTTTAACCGGTGAAGTGGTGTATTTAGGAGTGGCCCTAAAGAGTATTAGAACTCAAATTGCTAAATTAGAGGAGCAAGAAATGTTAATCGTTGATGAAACAGAAGTAATTGAAGAAGCACAAGTAGACTTCAATGAGTATTTGAATACTGAAACTGCTAAGGATATCTTCTGGACAACCATTGGAAAGAATGATTCAGTATCGATAGAAGTTAAAAAACTTATGTGTGAATTGCTCAATCTAAAATACAAGCTAAAGGAGATCACAAATGACTGATAAAGATAGAATTAAACTTAAGGCACAAGATATACTCCGCAAGGAGTTACCATCAGAGGAGTTTCTGTTGGTTAGCTTGCAGGTCAAAGAGTCTGATAAAGATAAACAACTTGTGGAAATAAATAAAGCGGTAGCACTAGAGCTTGCTAAAATCATGAGAGCTGAACAGCTTGTTAAAGAGCAAGAGGATTTGGATAAGCTAGCTGTGTTGGTAGGTTTACCTATGCTTCCATCTAATAGTTTTACACTAAGTGTGTCTAAGTTCTATCAAGATAGAGGTGGAATTACAGAAGGTCAAAAGAAATCCTTGCTTAGCAACTATTCTTAACCTGAGTCCACCGAACAATAAAAATAATCAATAAACTGTAAAAGTATAAAGATTTATTAAACAGTCTGCGAAGTGAGATGTGATAAAAAAAAGGTAAACAAACTCCGAAGAGCTTGTTAAACACCAACGATACTTGGTGCTTTGACTAAGCCTGAGTGGGCTAGTCGGTATATGATGAGACCGGCCAAAGACTGGGCTGAATCGGTATCATATATGTCGGCGATAGACACCAACTCCCCTGCCTTAAAGGTAGCAAAGTTTTTGTTTAACTTAATAAACTTTTGGTTGATGATAGTCCCGAACAACCAATTACGGGTTTGAGACTTCGCAACTTGAGCACGCTCTAAATCTACTGCGTTAATACAACCAACCCACGATGGAGTAAGTTTGTTGAGAACTTCAGAGACTTGGGTTTCGGTAAGAGTAAGCTTTTTCATAATTAAATCCTTATAGTAGAGCCCGCATGGGCCCAGAGAGTTAGCCCGAAGGCACCAACACACAGTAAGAGGTTATTACTTAGACGCAATCTTAGACGCGTACTTAGCTGACCCCAACCACAAGTTTTGCTTGATAGCAAGGAACTCTAGCATAACAGGGTCTGTGGTAGTCGCAGTATCCTCAAGGATGGAGTGCATATTAGACATAGCCACATCAATTGCGTCTGATGCAGTCTCAACGAGGTTAGTCATTGAGTTAATATCCAAAGCGTCCATTACTTTAGCACCGGCTTTCACAACAGACTGTACTGCATTGAAGCCAACGATAACGGTAGTACTGGTTGTGCCCAAGAGGCCTTCTTGTTTCTTTAACATAATTAATCCTTTACTTAGTTTAAGGTCGTTCGCGGACACAATAATGGAGAACAATAGACTGTAGAAGGTACGGACCAAAAACAGCAACAACTAACACAACTTGACCGAAGTCACCGATAGACTGTAAAAGCCTTGGGGTTTTGTAAGGTTATTTGTCTGGAGCAGTTGGAAGTACGGGGGGGGTCCGGGTTGTGGCTGGGCTGGGTGGTGATATTGCCAACCTCCCCGAAAATTTAAAAATTAACCATACGTACCCCCTCATGTTAGATTAAGGTTACCTAAAGTACAATAGGACCAATGATATTACCAAAGGTATGTAATGAAGAAGAAGAGAATGAAGGTTAATGGTGTAGAGTACGAGAGTATTAGGGAGGCGGCCCGGTCAATCGTTAAGTGCGCCTGCTTAGGCTCAGAGGCCACAGTCACCCGCGAGTTGCGGTCATTGTGGTCTGGTCGTGCGCCTTGGGCTATGTACGGTAAATTCTTTGTGGAAAGGGCGGACTAACTATGAGTAACGTATTTACTGCACTATGTGTTATTAGTTGGCTTGTTGGGATTGTCCTAGCTAAAGGGTTCTGGTCTACGTTTTTTGCTATATTCTTTATTCCTTATGCATGGTACTTGGGTGTAGAAAAGATATTGCTGTTACTTGGGTGGATCTAAGATGGCACGAGGTAAAGCTAGGGAGCCGCGCAAGATCGATGGTGAAGTGTACCTGTTGCGTATAGAGTTGGATGGTAAATCTGTTATAAAGATTGGGACTACCAATCGGTGTGCGCTTAAGCGAGCATTGGAGTTATCAGAAGCTATTCATGGGGTGTATAAGTTTCTCCCAAAGATAGAGATACTGCGCAATGATCGAACACATAATAACTATGTAGTTGAGGCTGCATTACTGGAACGACTAAAAGAACATCGATACTACCCAGCATTTGAGTTTGATGGATGCAGTGAATTGGTGGAGTGTGACCTTACTATAGTGGAACTTGCGTATGTAGAGTGTATGAATGCGGATTACCCTGCACAAGTACGAAATTTAATAGAAATATAGGAGATACTGTGGCAAAAGAAGTTATAAATAATTCAGTAAAAAATTTAGTAAAGAATGTAAAAGGTGAGATGCGCCAGGCTGCTGAGTCTAATGAGTCCTTAATCACAGAAGAACTATTACGTAGTGTAATGAAGGGCCAAGTAAATGATGAAACAATTCGAGCAACACTAGAACGTATCCATAATATTGAAGAATCTGATGGGCTGCTGCAAGATTACTTTGAAGAGAAGTTTCTATCATACACAGACTTGATTGGGCCTGGGGTATCGGTTGATCGATTGATTAATGCGATTAAGTTTGTGTCACATGTGCAGACCGGGTGCTCTAATACAAGAGCCTATGAGCTTGTGTTTCCTGTAAAGACATTAGAGATTAAAGCACGGAAGAGTGATACTAGTAGTTTTGCTACGGAGTATGCTAAGTCAAAGACTGTTGTGGAGATCCTAAGCAGATCTGCGATTCATGCACATATTGAGTTCTTACCGGTGCGTAATCAGCTAATTAAGAAGTTGGTGGATCTTACCAATGGGGTTGGTGCTAAAGTGGATGACTACGTTAGCCCAACTGTGCAGTTAAATGCGGCCCTTGGAGCGTTGGATTACCTACGTCCACCGGAAGATAAGAGTATTGAGTTAAAGGTTGGGTTGAATGAAGAAGCAATGCAGATGCAACAGAACTTGGCTAAGCAAATTGCAGAGAGTGCTGAGTTAATGCGCCAACAGTTCCAGTCCGGAAGATCACTTAGAGAGGTACAAAGAGTTGGTATAGTAATCGATACTGAGATTGAGGAGTAGTAAATGAGAGGCTATAATGATGAGTACAAAGTAGAAGATCTTAGTGTAGAGGATAAGGAATACTTACTTGCTACACTTGGGGCTAGCGCGGAGCACTTAATAAACAATATTGTTGATGAAGAGGAGATGGAAGCTGCACATGCACTAGAGGCTGAGACAAAAGCTAATGCGGTGTTTGACCTTGACGCAGCACTAGATAGTTATGATCCAACATTCCCACGGTACACACCTAGTGTTGAAGCATTTGAGTTCTTCACACTAATGCGATTAGTGGAAGGTAAAGATTTTGACTTTGCAACACCGATCGCGCACTACTTCATGGTGGACTTGCTACTTGGGTATATTACAGATCCGTTAAGCTTCCCATACTCTGAAGATGTGTGTAAGAGTATTGAGATTGACCCATTGGCTATAGGATTTATGGAATCACGGGGTCTTGCAAAGTCAACAATTGTTATCTCTTTTTTTGGTGTGTACAGCGCTATTAAAGGTACGCTCCCTAACGGAATTGGTAAAGTGTACTTTTACCTATGGCTTGCTGCGTCAAGTAAAGGTGGGGCGAGGATCAATGCCTTGGCAGTACGCGCAATGTGTGAAGAGTCTGCCTACTTAAAAGATTACTTTGAGGAGATGCGATTTACAGAAACAGAATCTGAGTTTGTTCGTAAGGGTCCAGGGCCTAAGAAGAATCGATCCTTCCTAATACGTTATCAAGGTATAAATACCGGGGTGCGTGGATCAAGGTATGGTGAACGAAGACCTGACTTAATTGGGGCTGATGATGCTATCCTCAATACTGCAGCAGCGTACTCAAAGGTTATGACATCGAACCTAGAGGATATTATATATAGTGATGCGCTTGCGGCCTTAAAAGGTGGAGGTCAAGGACGATTGATCCTAACGTTTACGCCATTCCACTACAATGATGTAAACACAAAAGCTTTACTTAATGGGGCGTTTACTCCAGCTGTCATCCCAATTGCGCGAGACTTTGATGTTGAGAAGGAAGGTCTAACTGCTAGAGATATTGAGAGTAGTTGGGAAGATATGCATCCAGCAGTATCGATAGCGAAGATGGTACGTAATGCTAAAAAAGCAAACAAGTTAAAGTCATTTTTACAAGAGCGTATGTTACGTCTATCTAGTGATGCGGACCGATTGGTCCCGGAGAAGTGCCTACAGTTTTGTGACACAACCTTCATACAAGATAATCTCTATGCATATAACATATACATTACCACCGACTTCACGACGACTAGTGGAGAAACATCGGATAATAGTGGAGCTGCTGCTTGGGCATTAGGAAATAATGGCGACTGGTTCATGCTTGACCTCGCACTACGCAAAATGAGTATGACTGAACAGTACACAACTGTACTTGACTGGGCTGCACGCTACCGACGTATGGGCAAACATGTGGAGATTGGTGTTGAGGTAGATGGAAGTCAGACTGCACATATCTTTAGTCTAGAAAAGATAATGATGGAGCGTAGTGATTGGCACACATTTGCTAGGCAAAAAGGCGTGGATAAGGATGAAATCCGTAAAGGGATCCTTAGTAGAAAAGCCGGAGGAAGTAAGCATGAACGATTTAGAATTGCTGTTACTCAGTTTATGCTGCCACAAAAGTTATGGTTGCCTGAGCACCTAAAAGATACACAGGATATGAAAGAATTCCTTGAGCAAGTCCGAGGAGCGACCCATATGAACTTTGCTAGAGCGGATGACGGACCAGACTTAGTGAGTATGCTAAATCATATGGTGGTTGTACAACCGACGCAAGCAGCACGTATTGATAAGCAAGATAACATAAAACGAAGTATCTATAGTGATATGAACTTTGAAAAAGAAGAAGAAAATTACAAAGGGAGTACAGTATTCTAATGATTGAAGCACAGGACAGATTACCGGATGAGTGGTTTAGCGACGAAGAACTTGATAAGACTGCAACAGACATACTAGGTAGTGTAAGACTTGGAGTTAGTGGGCATGCTGTGCTGTACCACTTATACAAGGATGGTATCGATACAGGTATAGTGATGCTGTTGGGTGTAGAATCTGTAACAGATGGGTGTACTGCAATTAATAGAATGTGGGGTAATGCTGGGATTCATGCGGAGATTGGTGAGTTCTGTGAGGTGAGTAGTATTACAGTAGGGTACACGCTTAATGCTATTGAAATAGTACTTGATAAATGGAAGTATGAGGGGAAGTTAACTTTACCAGGTGCCAATCGGTTATATAAGTACTGCAAATGGTTTGATAACCTTGTAAAGTAAAGACAAGATTAAGGCTCTGCCAGATATAATAGAGCAAATTGTTAGTGGAGGACTCATGACTGTACAAGAAGTAATTGATATGGCTAAGTACGGTGAGCTCCGCAACCTAAAGCTTGGTGAGTTTGAAGACAAAGCTATAGTGTCCTACCTAAACTTGGGTCTTATCGAGTTGTATAAGCGCTTTCCACTAAGCACTAAAGAAGTTGTGTTAGAATTAAATACAGTACCTAATAATGAGTACTTATTACCTAACGACTGTATGTGGTTGATCTCTGCGTACGGTGAGGTCCCTGCAGATCAGAGTCAGTACACTACTATGGAACTTGATATTAATAATGAAGATAATCCTATGAGTATAAATACAGTGAGTTGGAATAAAGTCCAAATTCCTGTATCTATAGCTGGAGCGTATGTGAGTTTAATTTATGAGGCAGCACCAGATGCGTCGCAAAAAATTAGTTATGATGATGCTGGAATGTACCTTTTAGACGATGTTCAGATCCCGGTGCAGCTAGTGGAACCTCTTTTATTCTATGTTGGGTATCGCGCTCATGGGGCCATGGATGGAAGTATTCAAGCAGATAGTAACACACACTATATGCGTTTTGATGCTAGTTGTAAGAAAGTTAAAAATGATGGTATGATGACTAATGATAACCTGGACATGCGTTATAGAGTGAGAGAACGAGGATTTATGTAATGCCTAGACGACAAACATCACTTATAAATGCATCTGATACTGCAATTGCTCGCGAGATTGATAGTAAATATGATGCTGTAAAAACTGTTGCA